GTGAAACTGGCATTGGCCGTAGTTGCTGTTTCGTTTCCTGCCGGCGACGAGAGGCTTCCTCTTGCGATTTGCCTGGATTCGGAACGACTAGCTTCTTGCCGGTCTTCTGCTCCAGCCACTCGCGAGCTTGCCTGCCCGCCTCCAACATGATCTGCTCGGGCGTCCAATTCGGATGCTCCGCGAAGATCAAATCGCTTCTGCGATCAGCAAGTGCGTACAGATCGGGGTCGGCGGCGACGTCGGCGAACTCCTGCTGGAATCTTTGGAACCCAGTGGCCTTCGCTTGGATGTCGTTTTTGACTGCAATCCTCTGCTCTGCTACATCAGCAGCCTGCGCCGCAATGGCGTTTGAGTCGATCGGGGCCGAAGCTTGCCGGATCTTCTTCAACGTCGTCGCGAGCCGCTTGGCTGCCACATCTTCCGGTGCTGACACCAGCACCTTCACCAAATCTACCGCTTCAGCATCGAGATCGAGCGTGTCCGCCGGTGGCGTCACGACCCGCTGTTGCTCGCGCTCTTTCAGCGCGGCCTCGCGGGCATCGAGCTCTCGACGACGGTTCGCTGCCTCCTGGAGGCGTCGATCCGCGGCGATGTTCTTCTGGATGTTCGCTCGAGCCTCTTCGAGGGGCATCTCTATGGTGCGCCCGTCGACGACGGCTCTGAACATCGGCTTCCCGTTACGCCGGACCACGAAATCCGCCAGCGGGTCAGCCCCTTGATCGGTGATCCTGGTCGCATCGTCGGCGACCTGAACCGCTTCATCCATGGCCTGCCGCTCGGCAGCCCTGTGCTCTTGCCGCTCCTTCTGGCCCGATCGAACGCGCTCTGCGCTCGTCTCTCGGCCAGCGGCCTCATCCAGCATCTGCTGATGCAGGAGAGCTGCGCGTGGATCCGCGCTCTCAAGAAACTCTTGGTCTTCTCGGGTTCGCTGCTCAACGATTTGAGCGTCGATCCGCGCGAGCATTTGGTCGCGGGACTCGACAAACGGGTCCGGGCCAGGAGCCTTCGGGGGGATCTTGCGCGATCCCGTGCCGGATGCAACTGCGCTGCCGTCGTTCTGTGAAGTGGTTGTGGAATCGCCGCCGGTCTCGGTAGGCATGGTGAGGCTCCTCTAGGGGTTTCGATACTCCTTCAACGCGACTTCAGCATTGTTCGCATCGGAGAGGGCGTCGCCTAGCCACCCGATGAGTGTGCGCGCGGCATCTGCCCGCGCACGAATCTCCCGGAGTTTCCTCCGGGCGTAAAACCATCCACGCAGGCCGTCGGGGTTGACCTTGAGGGCGTCAACCTCGGCTTGCTGGATAGTGATCTTGATGCGGTGATGCAGGTACTTCCCGACGGGAGTAGCCTGGAGGAACTCACGGACGTCGTCGCCGAGCATAACGGTTGCAAACAACTCGCGCTCGCGCTCATCCGCGAAATCAATCTTCTCGATATCGACCGCCATTTGGTAGGTCTCTTCGCTTAATTAACGATCAACTTCTTCGCCTGCTCCGCCTGCGTAGGTTGCGGCTGCTGGTTAACCAGCTGCTCGACGGTCACGCCCTGCTTGGCGAAGTTGATCGCCTGGTCGGCGGGCACGCCGGCTTGCACCAGCGGCAGCACCGCGGGGTGTATCAGCGCCTCAAGCCGCTTGACCTCTCCCTCGAAGTACGCGATGCCCTTCTCCAAATCGGCCTTCGCCTTGGCGAAGTCGAGCTTCAGCAGGTTCTCGAGCTTCGTCTTCAGGTCCTCGGCGCGGTTGAACGCATTCACCACCGCCTCGACGTGCAGCTTCGTCTCGATCTCTTGGATCAGTGTCTCTACAGTCATTTTGCTCTCCTGTTACTTCTTCCAATCGAACCTTGACTTGTACCCCGCGAACCGCGACGACTTGTGGGCCGCCGGATGATTCGTCTTGCGCTCCGGCAGCTTCGCCGGTCCCCGTGCGTGGTCCGCTGCCGAGAAATCCTCTCCGACCGATTGCGGAATTCCGATCGTCGAGTTGCCCGCGGCGGCCGCGTGCATCGCCTTCTGTTGAACTCGTGAAACGCTTGGCATATCAGATTTTCCCTACATTCGGTAGTACGGGAGACGGATCGTTGTCCAAACTAGGGCCTTGCGGCAGCCGCATCCGAGTCTTGGGCACGGCCGCCGGATGGACCTTTGGCTTGGGTGGCTTTAACCCCCCAGCAGACTTCAAGCCGGGTGGCTTTGACAACCCGGGGGCGTGAAAGCCTTTCACTTATGCCCCGCCACCGCGGGACGGCCCGCGTTCGCCGGATTCGTGCGCGCTGTCGCCTCGAGCGCGGCCGGATGCATCTTCGCGTTACGCTGATACTGCGCCCCGGGCTGCCCCGAGACCGGTAGTGGGAAGCTTGCCGTCTGCCCCGGCGAGATCTGGCGCGGAGTCAGGCTCATTGCGCCGGCCCGTTGCCCTCGATCGGGGAGCCGTAGACGTGAGGTCCCGGAGTCGGCTCGCCTTCGGACGGTGCGTAGGAACTCGCCGCGGGATGGATCTTCTGCCCGGCGGAGGCTGGCGCCGGCGCAGAAGCAGCCGGGTGCGCCTTGCCGCCGCCCGCCGCAGCGTCGACGGTGTCCATGATTTTCTGTTCGCGGACTCGTCCGCCCCAACCGCTTGAGTCTGGCATGGCGTCTATGTACCCCGCTAAGTGGTCGTGTGGCCAGAGTCCCAGCCGTCTATTGTGATCTGACTCTCATCTTCCGCATGCGGCTTATCGATCGCCCCCAGCGTCCGCTGACAAGTGGCGATGAGCGAGAGCAGCCCGAGCACCGCGAGCGCATGCACCGCTATGCGTACGAGCGCGTTCAAGTTGAGTGCCCGTGTAGCTCTTGAGCGATGGCCTGCAGCGCTTTCGCCTGGTAGACGCCGATCTCAACTTCGGCCTGCTGGTACGCAGCCGTGCCTGAGACAAACTCAAATGCGAGAAATAGCGCTACGGCCACTGCGGCATACCAGTACGCGCGCGCGAGCCAGGCGCCGACGCGCTTAGTGTCGATTATCATTTAGGTGGTCCTTTGCCGCTCGGCGGCTTTCCGGCGGGTTGCGGCTTCGGCCGCGCTTTGTCGGCGCGCGTCATGTTGATCTCGGCGAGCCGGTTGCCTTCCTTCGCCGCGGCGACGTCGCGCATGGTCGTGTTCTTCGCGGCCTGTATGCCGACGTTGTCCGCGAGCTTCGAGTGCGCGATGTCGTGCGTCGAGGAGAGCTGCTCCTTGCGGAAGGCGAGGTCATTGGAGGCGATATCGCGCTCACGCTGGTCGCGCTTGTCGGCCTCGTCCTTCCTCTGCTGAAGCTCCATGGTCTTCATCTGCACCTCGGGCGGCGGCGGAGGGGGCGGAACGTTCTGCTGAGACTTCATGTGCTCGATCAGCTCCTGGTCGTTCATGAAGAACCGGTCCGCGTTCTTGTACCCGAGCGCGCCCATGACCTCGTTCGCGACGTCGCGCGACTTGATGCGCCGACCCATGTCGGGCAGCTGCATCACTTGTCCGAGGCCGAACGCGAGCTTCTGGATTCGCTTAACAGGGTCTGTATTGCCCATCCCAACATCGACGACCGTAACAAGTTCCTGTTGGAGATAGGTATCGTCAACGGTCGACTCTCCGTATCGGATCCAGAGCGGCGATTGCTTAGCCGCAACGGCAAGAAGTGTCGTGTCAGTTTCATACTTCTGCTCCATCTTCACGAGCTGGCGGAGCACCGGCTCCATCCAGGTAGAGAAGAAAATCTTGATCGAGTAGTCCTGCACGGAGCCCGCGGCGCCCTGGATCTGGTCCAGCGATCCGGCGCGGTCGACCTGCTTACCGCTCGCCTGCGCGGCCTGCGCACCGAAGCCTCCGACGAGCTCGTCGAAGTCCTGCGTCAGGCGGTCTTGCTCTTGGTAGGAGGACCCGGTGACGTCGGGAGTGTTCACGATATTGACGTCCTTTTCAGGATCGTTCGTCATCACGCCGCCACCAGGTATGTTGCGCATCAGCGCATCCAAGTCCATCTGGCTCCCGCGCCGGATGAAGTATCGCTTGTTGAGCACCAAGCGCACATTATCCAAGCGCTGGTTCGCGATCTGGTTGATCTCTTCCTGGAGCGGCGCCGACTGCGCGACGTCGCCGTCGGGGTAGTTGCGGTGCGCCTCGACCACGGAGAACCCAACGACGAACGGCCGCTCGCCGGGCGACAAGTGCGGGTACATCTCGACGAGCGGCACGGGATCGGTGAGCACGAGGTTCGTACCGAGCGTCCAGAAAGCGATGTCGATGCCGTTCTCGCGCGTGATGTTCAAGTGTGCCCAGACCATCGAGTACTCGGAGGACGCCTGGTTCATCTGCGGATCGATGCGCTTTCGGCCTTCGCGAGCCCGGCGGGTGCGGTTGTCAACGTTCTCCTTGCGCGTCGCGAGGATCGACTGCAACGGATAAGGCCGCCACATCGGCATGCCGGTCTTCGTGTCCTTGCGCCGCATGTACTGCAGCACGTCGGTCGCATACATGCCGCGCATCAAGCAGAGATAGGGGCTCGACTGCGCCGGGTTCCGCCAGTCGCACATCGGATCGAAGAGGAAGCACTCGGGAGGTTCCAGGTCGACGACCGGTAGGTCGGCGACCGTCTTAAATTTCGAGTACCCCATCGGGGTATCTTTCCCCGAGTCGTCCTTCCCCATGATCGGCTGGCCCTGGTCGTCGATCGCAGGCACGACCTCCTCGACCTGCTCGAAGCGCCAGTACTGGTGCGAGACGCAGACGCCGTAGATCTTGGTGTCTTGGAACGCGCCCTGCGCGGTCAGAAACCAATTCCAAGGGACCGTAGTGAGGCGTTGTTGGACAAGATTTTTTGTGATTGACGCAGAAATAACCTGACGCTCGTCGGTGGCATCGACGGGGCTGACTTGGAGGTAGTCTTCGGTCGAGAAGGCGGCCGCTGCGTGGGCCGCCTCCTGGGCTTTGACGTTCGCGCGTGTCTTCGGCCGGAAGGTTCTTGCGCGACGCCAATCGGCGCGGACGTACGGGGTTGACGGGCCATGCTCGTTCCTGAAGTGATAGAGGTTTCGCTCCCACCCGAGGGTGATGTTCGACTCCATGTAGTCGCGCGAGTTCACGTAGATGTCCATCGCCTTGCGCAGACACCACGCATCGCTAGCGCGCGGATTGGCGACGCCAGATACCGGCGTGCCGGTGTTTCCCATACCGGCTGCCGACTCGGTCGGCACGGTCATTCCGCCAATGCCGTTCGTCGGCGGGAGCGGGGAATTGTTCTGCTCTCCGACGGGGAGGTCCCCGGGCGTGCGCGAGAAGCCGTTGTTCTGATCAACGGTGAACCCTTGGGCGCCGCCCCGGGTCTCATTCACGGCTTCGCGGTTCTGCTCAGGCATCGTACTTCTTGGTGCTCGGAGTGGGGGCCGCATCGCTCGAGATGACCTCGTCGCGGAAGTCGCGCGGCAGCATTTCGAAGGAGTCAGCCGAAATGTTCATGGCGCGCGACAGGTTGTAGCGCTCCAGGATCTCGCCCCCGGCACGCACCGCGCGCTTACAGAGCTCGACCAGCGTGTCGCGCTTCATCGGGAGGTAGTACCCCTTGACCTTGGAGAGGTCCGGCGCGCCGATCACGATCATCTGGTTACGGATGTCGACGTCGACCATCCAGTTGCGGTTCTTATAGACGTACATGAGCGCCGACCCGATCGTCTTCGCGTAGTAGAATTCCATCGCCGCGATCGTCGCCTCGTGGGACTGCTCGGTGTTGATGGCGTTGTAATCGACGACGTGGCGCTTGCCCTTCGTCTCCCCGATGATGTACTCGCGTGACATGCGATCTCCCTACGTCGGCAACCCCAGTTTGAGCGCCAGCGCGGCGAGCACCTTGGCGCGGGCCACGGCGGTTGCGTAGTCTGCGACCCGCTCGATCTCGACGCCGTCGTTGGCGCGGACAACCGCCCAGTGCGCGTGCCCGGCGGGCGGCGCGGTGACACCGTGGGTGTTGTTTACGGGCAGAATTGTCTTGTTGACTGGCTGGCTCATTGTTCGGGCTCCACGCTATTTTCTGTTTGGGTCGGCTCGAAGCTGTTCCGGATGAGGTCACCCAGCTCTTCGGCGAAGGTGTGTGCGACAGCGTCCGCCTCGTCGGGAGAGGATAGCCCGCGTTTCTTCATGTCCTGCTTACGCTCAAGCCGTATACGCTCTTTGTCATCGTAGTAGTACTCCCTCCCGATCAAAGCGAGACGCAAGTCATTGTCTTTGGCGGGCAGATCGGCACCGTCGATCCAGGTCCGCATGCGGTCCCACATCTCGGCCGTCTTGTTGTAGAATTTCTCATCGTCGAGCGCGACCGCCCCGCCGTTCACCTCGATCACGGGATGCCCGAGCATCTGTAGCCGGTCGACCACGCCGCCGCCGACGCCCACACCGTCGACGAATACCGCGGCGACCTGCCCCCAGTCCTTCATCGCTACGACCACCTCGGCGGCGAGTTGCATAGTGTTGTACTCGACGAACTTGCGCACCTCGTGGAGCTTTCGCCCCTGCCGGATCGCAATGCAGGACTTGTCGTCGCCGTAGCGCGCGACGTCGACCCCAAAGACGAGCGGGATCATGCAGTAAGCATCGAACGGCACGTCGCCCAGCATCGCGCGCTCGACCTTGTCGGTGCCAATGAACTGCATCGCGCCCTTGCGCGGGAAGAGTCCCAGGATGCGAATGCGAACGAAGTCGGAGTCCTCGCCGTAGGCCTTGATCCACTCGTCGAGTTCGACCTTGTTGGTCATCTTGCACGTGCGCGAGTCGACGTGCCGGGTCGTCCACCGGCTCGAGTCGCGCTCGAAGCAGTCCTTGAAACGGCCGGTGTTGCGAGTTGGATTTCCAAACACGAACCAGAAGGCTCGCGGCGTCGTCATGGCGCCCTCGGCGACCTCCCAGATCTTATCGGGGATGGCGGAGGCCTCGTCGAAAATCATGAGCACGTACTTCGCGTGGAGGCCAGCGAAGGCCTCGGAATTGTGCTCGCTGTTCGGGGTCGCGTGCACGGCCCAGGTTTCGGGGTGTTCGATGTGCCAGAATTTGGTCGCCGACCACTTGAACCAGTGCCGATTGATGAGCCGCTTGTGCCAGAGCGCGAGCTCGCGCCAGGTCTTGGTCGAGAGCTGGCCCATGGTGTTCGCCGTGACCACGCCGGCGAGGTGCGGGCGTGTCGACATCATCCAGAGAATGATCCAGGCGACCTCACAGGTCTTGCCGATACCGTGGCCGGAGGCGGTCGCCTCGCGGATCGAGCAGTCCGGGTCGGCGGCGAGCTTCGCATCGACGGAGCGCGCCACGGAAACCTGCCAAGCATCCGGCCCGTCGTGCTCCGAGAGTTCGCCGTTCCCCCAGTCGAAGGCGTAGTAGATCCACTCCTCGAACTTGTCGATCATCTCGCCCATGTCCTCGACGAGCGCGGCCTCGTATTCCGAGTCCGTCATGGCGTTGCCGCCCGCGCGGGCTCGGGAGGTATCCCCGTGTTTGAGGGCTGCGCTCATGCATCCATCCATGTGGTGTCGAGCGGATCGTCCTTAGTTCCCGCGGGAACTACTTCGCTGAAGGTGGCCTCGATCGCCTGGTCGAGAATCTTCCGGGCGGAGGGGGTCGCGCGCTTCTCGCGGGCCCGGGCCCGAGCACCCTCCAGCCGTTCGGCATGGTTGATCTGAACGTTGACCTGGGTGGTTGGCTTGTCCCCGTAGACTTGCGGGAACCAGTGCTTCATGAGCTTGAGCCGCGTCTCCGCGCGGAGCTTGTCCCGGTTGACGTTGGCGTTGTTCGGGACGATCCCGGATTTCCCGCCGGTGTCCAGGGTGTCGTCGTCCTTGTTGTCGACGATCTCGAGCACGCCCTCGCCGACGTGCATCGCCCGGAGCTTCAAGGCATTCATGTACCGCTCGTTCAGCTCCGGGTCGTTGACGACCACGTCGTGGAAGGATTCGTACCCTCCTGCCTTCACCTCCGCGACGGCGTCCGCTACCTTGAGATTCCCCTGGCCGATCTTGGAGAAGACCAGCTCCAGGTCGAGCATCGACCACGCGCGGCGGCGCGCGGCGGCGCGGGCCTCGTTCCAACGCTTCTGCTCGGCCGGCACGAGACACTTCGCCTCGATCTCGGCGCGGGTGACGAAGTGCTTGAGCATCGCGTCCTGGAGCTGCGTGCCCGCGGCGATCGACCCAAGGAACTCCTCCCACCGGGTGAGGAGCCGCGCAGGCACCGGTGGCGCTGGCGGATCGACCATGCTGCGGGGCGTCTGGGGGAGACTCATACGAACGGCGGAATGCTCTTGAACGGATTGTGGCGGTCGGACTCCCACTTGGTCCGGTAACCCGAGAATTGGTATACCGGGTAGGGCTGGATTTGTCCGGAAACACCGTAACTCAAGCTCCGGATGTCCACGGAACGCTTGGTCGGGCGGGACGCCGGGATGTTCACACCGCCTCGGACGACCGAGTACGGGAAGCTCGCGAGGGCGCTCGTACCGGTGGCATCGACGTTAAAGACGTTGAGCACCTGAGTATCGGTGACGCGGATCGATGCCG